TGTCGGGCAGTTTGTCAAGGTTGTCGTAGTTGAACACGATGATGTTGGCATCGCTGGCGAAGGCCGCCCGCCGCGCCGCAGGTGAGCCCACGGCCACCGCTATGGTGAGGCTGGGCGCCCACTTCTTAACCTCGACGGGCCACACGTCCGTACACACGCGTTTGGGCGCCACCACCAGCCAGCGCCGAGCGTGACCGTCGCGCTTCATCTCGGCCATGGCCGCCAGCGTGATGGCGGTCTTGCCTGCGCCCACGGGTGCGAGGATCATGGCGCGGTCGCGCTCGTACAGGAACGTCACCGCGTCGTTCTGGTACGGCCTAAGTTTCAAGGTACGCCCCGATCACTTCTGCCGCTGCTTGCGGGACGATGGCATTGCCGTAGGCGCGCAGGCGTCCCACTCTGGCGGCAGCCCCATGAGCCAGCGGGAATGTGCCGGGTTCAACTGGCCGCCACTTTCCATCCCGGCAGTGCAGCCAGTCAGCATCTCGCCAGTGACCATTCGTCGGGCTGGGCCTGCAATCTGCGCCGTCACGTCCAGCCGATCCGTCGAGAGTTTGCCGTTCCTCATGCGCCCCCCCACGTAACCACCCTTGTGGTCCGTCGTTGCTGGCGTCGGCCAGCCCGCCAGCGCCGACGCCGTCTGCAGGCTGATGCCCCCGCTGTCCGGTCGGTCCTTGATCGCGTAGTCCGGTCCCGCTTCCGCCGCTCGCGGCGTTGGCCAGCCCGACATCTCCGCTTGCGCCGGAAGGGCTGGACTGCCGCAACCTTTCGTCTTGCCTTCCGCCACCAGCCGCGCGTTGCGGGCCACTTTCGTGTCCCACTTCTCGCTGGATATATCGCTGACTTTGGGCGTCTGCCAGCCGCTCTCCGACAAACCAGAGGCGCTGTCGGATGTGCGGCGCGCCGATGCCCGCAGCGCACAGATCAGCCGCCCCGATGGCGTATCCCGATGCTTCCATGTCAGCGCATACAGCGTCGAGCCAGCCGAGGCCGTCCTTGCTCGCAACCTGCTCTCCAAAGACGACTGCAGGGCGGCACTCGTTGATGAGCATGTAGAAAGCGGGCCAGAGGTGGCGCTCGTCGGCAAATCCGGCTCCCTTTCCGGCGGCGCTGAAGGGCTGGCAGGGGCAGGAGCCGGTCCAGACGGGCCGGTCGTCGGGCCATCCGGCGAGGCGGAGGGCGTGGCTCCAGACGCCGACGCCGGCGAAGAAGTGGCACTGGGTGTAACCCTTGAGGTCGCCCGGAGCCACGTCCCGAATTGCTCTGTCATCTACATCACCGTCCGCTATCAAACCGCTCTTGATCAAGTTTCGCAGCCATTGGGCTGCGTAGGGGTCGAACTCGTTATAGTACGCTGCCATTCGTCTATCTCCGTCTTTGACCATAATACCGTGTAATTCTGCCCCAGCGCGGCCATGCGCAGAGCGAATTGCTTTTGCAGCGGCGACAGCCGACCAGTTGGCGCTTTGAGTTCAACAAAGTGTGTGCTGCCGTTCGGCAGACACGCGATGCGGTCAGCAACGCCCACATGGCCGGGCGACTTGAACTTGTAGGCAATGCCGCCCATGCGCTCCACCGTCCAGACAAAATAGCGTTCGATATCGCGTTCCATGACGATCTATCTACCAAACATCTCTTGACAGGTCAACAAACATTTTGTAGTGTCGCTGCATCAACAGGAGGTTACATGGCACTGCACTCAACCATCGTCGGCGGCTCGACCGCCAAGCGCGTCATTAACTGCCCCGGCAGCGTGGCGCTTGTTCAGAAGGTGCCACCCGCGCCGTCCAGCAGCTACGCCGACGAAGGTACGCTGCTGCACCACGTCATCGCGGCGGTGCTGGAGACGGGCAAGCCGCCCGAGGACTTCCTCGGCACGTTTTACAACGGCATTGAACTGACCGAGGACCGGCTGGAGCGCAAACTGTTGCCCGCGCTGGCCGCGCTCGATGAGGTCGATCCCGACAAGATGATGGAATACGACGTCGAGAAGGTAGTCGGTTTTGGGTCCGTCCTGCCCGGCGTGTTCGGTTCAGCGGACCTGGTGGGCCGTATCGGCAACCGTGGCATATTGCTGGATTGGAAGTTTGGCGACGGCGTCGCCGTCGAGGCGGAGGAGAACCCGCAGGCACTCTTTTACATTGCCGCTGCCCTGCGCACGGCGGCGACGTCGTGGGCGTTCAAGGACGTTGAGGACATCGAGGTCATCATCATCCAGCCGCCCATGATCAAGCGTTGGGTGACGACGCTGGACCGCGTGCGCCAGTTCGAGGCCGACCTGATCCTTGCCGTGCGCGCTGCCGAGCAGCCGGACGCGCCCCTCAAGACCGGCGATCACTGCCGCTGGTGCGCCGCCAAGTCGATCTGTCCGCTGGTGACAGGTGCGGTGGCACGGGCCGACCGCGCGGCGCTCAAGATGGTGAACGTCAACGACCTGGCAGCGGCGCTCGACAAGATCGACCTGTTGGAGGGCTACATCAAGGACGCCCGCGAGATGGCGCAGCAACTTCTGGAGAACGGCGTAGACGTGCCGGGGTACAAGCTGGTTGCCAAGCGGGCCACCCGCCAGTGGATGGACGAAACGCAAGCCTTGACGGCGCTGACCGAAACAGGGCTTAATGCAGCAGAATTGACGGAACTAAAGTCGCCGGCGCAGGTCGAGAAGGTGCTGAAGAAGCACAAGATCACCATGCCCGCCGACCTGATCAGTGCCGTCTCATCGGGTTCTACTTTGGCACCCAAGGACGATCCGAGGCCCGAAGTAGTTCAGATCGGCAAGCAGTTGACCGCCGCGCTTGGGAAGATTGCCTGATATGTTGACCCAACAGGAACTGAAAGAACTGTTGCATTACGACCCGACAACCGGTGTGTTTACGTGGAAAACATCTTTTGCTAACCACATTAGAGAAGGCCGAACCGCAGGTAGTCTGCGACAAACTGGATACATCGCCGTTAAAATTTTTGGCCATGAGTACGGGGCGCATCGACTAGCTTGGGTATACACGTACGGAGATTGGCCGGAAAATCAAATAGATCATATTGATGGTGTTCGGCATAACAACCGCATCGTAAATTTACGCCAAGCAACGCACACACAGAACGCCCACAACAGTAAAAAACGCCGGGGCGTAAAATGCGGTTTGAAAGGTGCTTTTCCGTACCGCGGAAAGTTTCGCGCAAAAATATGTGTGAAAGGAAAAAATATTTACCTCGGCGACTACAACACTGAGGAAGAAGCGCATGCCGCCTACATGGCGGCGGCGAAAGAAGAATTTGGTGCGTTTGCGCGCGCTGAATAGAGCGCCGGACTGATCCGGCATTGGTAAAATAGGATAAAATGAAATGAACGACATCGTAAACTTTGGCAACGCCAAGCTCCCCTCCGTCCAGAACCTGTCCGCAGCCCTGCGCTCGCTTGAGCATGAGGTTGGCGGGTCCGGCATGGCCATCCTCAAGATGGACAAGACCGGGCATTGGGTGTTTGGTGCGGACCAGACGGAAATCGAGGAAGACAGCCAGTGGGCGGTCAACCCCTTCTCATTCGTGCATGGTTTCATCGCCTGGGGCGATGGTGACGTGCTGGGCGAGAAGATGGTGCCGGTCGCTGACCCGCTCCCCGAGATGGACGTGGCACCTCCCGGCGCCAAGCGCGGCTGGGAGTTGCAGGTGGGCCTGTGCCTCAAGTGCATGTCCAGCGAAGACAAGGGGCTGGAGGTGACGTACAACGTCACGTCCGTGGGCGGCAAGCGCGCCGTCCAGAAATTGGCTCTTGACATTGCTGCGCAGGTCGAGAAGGACCAGACCAAGCCGGTGGCCATCGTGCGCCTGAAGAAGGAGCACTACACCCACAAGTCCTACGGCCGCATCTACACACCGATTTTGGAGATCGTGTCGTGGATGGGTCTGAACGGGCAGGCTGACGAGAAGCCCGCAAGCGAAGCGCCGGCGGATGCCCCCACCCGCCGCCGTCGCAGCGCCTAACGGGCAAGGGGCGCGGTTTCTGCTGGGACCGCGCCCCGCACCTTTCATCACTTTAAGGTATCTAAGATGAACCGATTGCTGATCAGCTTTTCGGGCGGCGAAACGTCCGCCTACATGACTTGGTGGATACTCCAGAACTGGCGCGAGCGTTACGACGACATTCTGGTGGTGTTCGCCAACACCGGGCAAGAGAACGAACAGACGTTAGAGTTTGTACGGCGGTGCGACGAACATTTGGGGTTTAACACGTTTTGGATTGAAGCCGAGCAGTACCACGGCGTCCGTAAATCAGCCGGTTTCAGGTTGGTTACGTTTGAGACAGCGTCACGAAACGGCGCGCCGTTTGAGGACGCGATCCGCAAGTACGGCTTACCCAACAGCAAGTTCAAAGACTGTACGCGCAACCTGAAGCAGAAACCAATCGAGGCGTGCGCAAAATCATTCGGTTGGAAGCTAGGCGAGTATGATTTGGCGATTGGCATCCGCGCCGACGAGATCGACCGCATGTCGGCCGCTGCGCGACAGCGCCGCATCGTGTACCCGCTCCTTAAAGAACACCCGATCACCAAACCCAAGATCAATTCTTGGTGGTCGGCGCAGCCGTTT